ACCGCACCGAAAGAGGCCGGACAAAGCGAGGTTTTGCCGCAGGGTTGGGACGTTTCGATAAACACGCCAGCACATCCTAACCGCGAAACGACTGCGTTTAAGGCATCATATCAGCGCGACTATGCAACCGCCGTCAATTGCGAGTATGCGAACCTTTGCAACGATTGGAGCGGCGTCAATTACGGTTCTGTGCGGGCTGGAACGTTGTCAGAGCGTGACATGTGGCGCGTCATGCAGCAACAGATGATCGGCAGTTGCAAAAGCCCCACGTATCTTGCATGGCTGAAAAGGTTTCTTGAGGTTGAAGTAAGCGGGGGTTATCCGGCATCGAAGTTTGAGAAGTTCTCAGAGCACGAATTTAGGGGCCGGCGTTGGCTTTGGGTTGATCCGTTGAAGGATATCAAGGGCGCGGAAATCGCAAGGGCGCACGGTTGGAAAACGGATCAACAGATCACCGCAGAGTTTGACGGGGATTTTGAAGACAACCTAGAGGAAATCCGCTGGGCTGATGAAGCGACAAAGGGAACTAGCGTAGAGGTGAAAACAAATGAAAAACAAGCAACCACAACGGTCTGATAATAAGCGCGACTTGAACGGTCTTTCTTTCCGCGAATCCGTTATTGAGGTTCGCGAGGAGGAAGGGAAAGCCCCAGTTGTTCACATGAGCGTTTCCAGTGAAACGCCAGTTTTGACGTATATCCGCATGGGCGATAATCAGATGTTGGCTTATGAGATTCTGGATCACAGCGAATCGAGTATTGACCGTTCCCGTTGTTCCGATGGTCTTGTGATTCAGGACACACACTACGGCGATCAGATCGGCCTTATCCGCGCACCGATGATCGTTGATAAGAAACTTTGTGGCATTGTTGAATTTTGTGCAGGCGAACGGGCTAAAGAGATTGGCTTGGACGCGGCAAACGGACTCAGGCGTAACGTCAGCGTGGGATATCGCTGTGACCCTGAGAAGTACGTGGTGGAAGGGCAAAAGGACGGTTATCCGGTGGTACGGAGTCTGTCTTGGTGTCCTCACGAGGCATCGTTTGTCAATGTCCCGGCTGATACCTCTGTCGGTGTCGGTCGTGCGCTAACCGTAAACGAAAACAAAACCCCTCAAAACGAGGGAGAAGGAAAGAGAATCATGACTCCCAAAGAAATGGCAGAACTGTTCAAACGTGCGGCGCAGTTCGGCATCGAAGCCGACGCGGTGCAGGCTTTGATTGATAAGGATCAGGGCCGCGCAGAGCTTGACGCGCTTATTGTTGAGCGGCAGGCTTCTCAGATCACAGAGTTGCGCCAGCCGAAGAAGGAAGACCCGACGCAGAATCAGCGCAAGCAGGTTGTTACCGCCACGCCGAAAGACAATGAGCTTGACAAAGAGATGCGCAAGTATTCGCTTGTCAACGTGATTCGCGGCTTGGCTGGCGACCGTGTGGACGTTGGCCGCGAGCGCGAGATCAGCGATGAACTGGCGAAACAGCGCGGTAAACCGGCGGCTGGCATTATCGTTCCTCACGCGGCACTCGCCCAACGTGCTTTCACGGTGGCTGGCACGTCTAGCGCGTCGGTTTCCACTGACCTGCTCGGTGCTGAGTTTATCGACCTGCTCCGTACGCGGTCCATCCTTGGTGCGCTCGGTTGCCGCTTCCTTCCAGGTCTGGTCGGCAATGTCGCTATTCCGAAGATGAGCGCGGGTGCGACTGGATACTGGGTTACTGAAGCCGCCGCAATCACCGGAAGCGAGCCGACGCTCGGTCAGGTCACCGGCACCCCGCATACGTGCGGTGTCTTGGTTGATATTAGCCGCAAGCTGATTAACCAGAGCACGCCAGCCGCTGAAATGATCGCCCGCGATGAGATGCTGGAACGCATTGCGCGGACGATTCAGATTGCGGTATTCGCCGGAACCGGATCGGACGGTCAGCCCAGCGCGATCACTACCGCTATGGGCATTAACAACCCGTCCGTCACGCAGGGCGCACCGACGTATTCTGAACTGCTCGGCTTCCCAGGCGCGATCTTTGCCGACAACGCCGAAGGATCTGTCATGCGTTGGGCGATGACGGCTGAGGTTTGGGCCAAGCTCGCCGCAACCGCCACGAACGGCACAGGTTCGCCGCTTGCTCTTGATCCGGTCAGCCGCCGCTTGATCGGTTACGAGTATGCGACCTCGGAAGACCTTCCCGCCAACTCGCTGTGGTTCGGCGACTGGTCTACCGTCAACATCGGCGTTTGGGGCGCTGGCGTTGATGTGAATGTGGATGATAAGACCTTGTCCAGTTCTGGCGGGTTGCGTCTGGTGGCGTTGCAGGACGTTGATGTCATGGTGCGCCTTGGCCAGAAGCTGGCGTACAACACCGCTGTCACGATCTAGTCAACCGTGTAGCCTAACACATGCGCGGGGACTCCAACCCGCGCCAAACTTCAAAGGAAATCACATGAAAAAGTTTATGATGTTCATCGCGTCCGCAATGCTGACCCTGTGCCTGTGTGCGCAGGACGCAAACCGGATGTTCTACGTTACGCTGTTGCCGCCCACGAGTTCGACGAACACGACCACGACGGGCGATATTTTCGACCTGTCGGCCTATAAGGGGAACGGTACGTTTATCGCGTCTGTAGGCACGGCAAGCGCAACGAATCAGATGACAACCGTTACTATCACGCATTCGACAAACTCGGCGTTTTCGACTAGCGCGACGGTGACGAACATCAGCGGGGTTGCCGGTGTCATGGCCAATACGGTCGGGCTGACAACGACTAACGGCGTTCTTACTTCGCAGTTCGCTTGCGATACCGGACGCTTGCACCGATATGTGCGGGCAGTCGTTACTCAATCGCTTGCGGATGAGTCGGCACCTGTGAGTGTGCTTTTTGTCGCTCCGATGAAATCGCAGTAACTGAAACGATCAACGCCCGTCCGTCTGGAAACAGGCGGGCGGGTATCAGGATTAACTATGGGCGCGTTCGCTGACACAATCGCGGCAGTTCTTGACTCGGTAAGACAAGCAATACCGGAGGTGTCGCTTCCCGTGTCGTTGGGAGATCAAAGCGGATTCGGTGTTGGCGCGTCTAAAAACATTCTTGTCGTTCAGGCCGGACTTAGCGACGGTCAGGCGGACTTGACTTTTGTCAGGGTCAAAGCGGCAGAATTTTCAGAACCTAAGTTCGGCGATAGAATCACCGTTGGCGACAGCATATATTTTGTGACCTCATGCGCTACAGACGCGGTAGGTGCGACACGCAGAATCGGCCTTGCTCCGTACTATGACCTTGCCGCGATGATTACGGGCCGCATGAAGGTTGACGGCGCGGCGGTGCCAATATCGCTTGATATCCATGTGAGAGTTCTTGAGCCAACTTTACAGGACTTCACGCAAAACGAGTTTGTCAGCGCGTCACAGAATCAAAGCATCATCGTTTTCCGTTCTGTCGATTGGCCGTACTCATTCAAGCCGCAGACAGGATTTGAAATCGACGTTTTAGGCAAAGCCAAGTTTTACATCGTAAACGCGGTTCTGAACAATGGCGATTGGCGTTGCGTTTGCCGTGAGTTGGGGGGCGCGTAATGGTTGCCGTCCAGACAAAGGTTATCGGAGACGGTCTTAAAAGTATGGGCGACGCTATCAGGCGTGCGCAGGAAGTTTTGGGCAAGGCTCCGAAGAACGCTATCAGTTGGGCGGGTGCGCTTGTGTGCCGCAGTTTGGTTGCGCGTACGATTCAATCACCGAAACTTAGAAAGATTGTTCCAAACCCGGCATTCAAAGGCAAAGGCGGGGCGGCAAGAAAGCGCGACATGCGGCGTGCTCGTTTCGGCGTAATGAAGTACAGGCCGCAAAGCGATGAGCAGTATTTTTTACCTATCTATCGCGGCGGTGAGTATGGCGCGAAGATCAAGTATATCAGCCGCGACAAGGTGCTTTTGAAGGTCGGGAGCAACTGGGTGCCGTACGACGCAGGGCGCGAAGAGTGGCAGGCAAAAGGAATCATGGATCACCCTAAGCGCAAGATCGGGCGTAGCGGGCTTGCGAAGAAAAGTTGGTCATGGGCACAGAGAAGCACGCGCAAAGGCGGAACGGCTACGATCATGGGCGCACCGCAGGCCGTTGAAATCAAGTGGAACAACAGCAAAGACGCGCCACGGTTGAAGATCACAAACAACTTGCGATACATCATTCACGCTTTAAGAGGCGGAAAATCGGCGGTGAATGAAGCGTTGCTTGCGGCATCAAGCGCGATGAAAAAGCGTATTGAACAGGAACTCGCAAAGGCAATCAAAGCATGATCGAAAAAACCTTAGAGGCAAAACTGATTACCGCCGTTGCGAACGTAATAAACGACGTTCAGATAATCGGCTTTTGGCAGGATGTGCCGGACGGGGACACCGCTAAAAAAGAACCTCCGTTTATCGCTGTCACGGTCAAGCCGAAGAAAACCAGCATTGAGTCGCTTCCGTTCTATGAGTGCGAAATTGACATAACCGCCGTAAGCAAAGAAGAGACAGACCCGCGAAAAGCGTATATCAATTCATGGGGCGCATCTTTGTCTGCTCTTATCGACTCATGGAACGGCGGGCCCGGAAGCGCAGGGCGGGCCGCATTGCAGGCGGCACTTGACGCGAGCGGAGAATACGCAGTTTCCGGTATTCTGGATAATGGCGGAGACTGCGGATACAACGACGGCGAAGACACTTGGTTTGTAACAAAGGCTTTGACAATCACGGTCACAGCCTAACACGAAAAAGAGAGAGGTGACATCATGGCAAAGGGCGCAGTAACAGACTTTTTCGGCTTGGCCGGAACTGAACTGAAATTGACCGGCGGCGGCGAAAACCAGTCCATTCAGGTTGTCGAGGCCGTTGATGAGCGTGGCGATCAAATCGCCATTGACACGTATGAGCAGTTGAAGGCTCCTACGAACGATTTTTCCGTGGCGGCTGACTTTGATTGCACTGCCATTACGCTTGGTACGTTGAAAGACAATGATGCGTTGCCTGGTTTTGTCCTTACCGGATTTTCGATCAGCACAGGCGCGGGACAAGCCCCGACTGTCAGCGTATCCGGCGAGCAGGTGCCGACTGGAAGCACGCAAAGCAACACGTACACCACGCCCGCGATGACCTTGAGCAAGGATCACAAGGCGCAGATTCTTTTTGCGGCGTTCACTCTGTCTGGTTCTGGCGTGCATTTGAATACCTGCTCGGCAACCGGCTCTTGCACTCTCACGCGGGCGTATGATGATAACGCCGAAACTATCGCATGGGACGTGTCGAAAGGGCAGATTGAGGTAACGGGCGAGATTGTGAAGAGTGGCGAGACAGCCCCGATATTCGCGGCGGCTGCAAACTGGACTGTTGTAAGTCCGCTTACTCTTACGGAGTCAAACGCGGATTACGAAAAATTCAGCTTCACACTTCGCTACACGCCAGCAAGTGTCGCTCCAGGCGCGTAACAAAGAAAGGCGGCGAAACGCATGGTTTCTTCTCTCGCCATTTCGGATGTGCGCGACTTGGTTTCTTCCGGTGTCGTTTTGACGCCGGAGGAAATCATTCGTTTGAACGATTTAGCCGTAGCTATCGAGAGAGTTCAAGACGTTGCCGAAACGTGTGAAGCCCCCCGCGTTGCATGGTTAGGAAACACGCCAATCTATCAGCGCACTATCGCGGCAGAAGCTTGGTATTCGCAGTTCGCTTGCCGCTGGTGGAAAGGTGATTCGCTGTACTACGCGCTTGCTTGGTGTTGCGCTCATGCGGTTGAACCGGGATTTTTCAAGGCGCATACCGATGAGTCCAAAACACGGAAAGAAATCGTTTCGTGGTGGCGTTCGCTAAACGTCACAAAGTCGCAAGCTGAAGCGGCTTTGATGTATGTCATGTTCGGAGAATTGGATATCGCATCAGACGATGAAGACGAAGAAGAGACGGCGGAAGAAGCGGAAGCGCGTAAAGAGAAAGAGATCGAAGCGGAAGAACGCGCAACGAAAAACTGTCCGTATACGCTTCTTGTCAACCGTGCGCTTGCCGCTGGACTTGGCATATCTCTTGACGAATACGGCGCGATGACGGCAACGCGGATTATCGACATTCTGAACCGTTGGGCGCGTTATCAGGTTGCGGCGAACGGTGCGAGCGCGGCGGATATCACCGAACAGTTGCGCGAATCTGCCCGCGCGAAATACTTCAAGTTTCTAACCAAGCTACAGGCAAGGATTCCGGCCAATGGCTAACGACAAGATTACAGTAGAAATCGGCGCAAGGGACTTGGCAAGTAGCGTATTCGGGCGCGTCACAAAGGCTTCGATGGCTTTTGGTGTCGCTATGGGAAATCTCGCAAGCAAGGCCATAACCGCCGGAATCAACGGTCTCCGCAGATGGATTAACGAGGCGTTAGAAGCCGAAAAAGCAAACGTGATGCTTGACGCGGCGTTACGCGGCACTGGCCAATACACGCCCGTTCTTGCGGCACAGTTCCGCGACCTGGCGAGCGCAATCCAAGACGAAACAGGCGCGAGCGATGAATCGGTCAAAGCCAATATCGCGCTTCTCACAACGCTCGGTGTTGCGCCGGATAAAATGAGCACAGCGGCACGCGGTATGCAGGCTTTGACGGCGTTGAACATTGAAGGATCAATGGCGGCGCGTGCTTTGGCGCGTGCGCTTGAAGGCGATTTTGCCGGATTCGATAGGCTTTCTCCCGCCATTCGTCTTGCGACAACGGATCAAGAAAAGGCTCTTGCGATAAGCAATCTCCTGAAAGCCGGATATGAGCAACAGCGGGCCACATTACAAACGGTTGGCGGTGCATGGGCGGCTTTAAAAGGCAGGCTCGGAGACGCAAGGGAAGATCTTATCGGCGCGATTTTCGAGGGGCTGAATCTTGGCAAGACGTTTGACAGTATGCAAGCGAAGGTTGGGGCGTTCCTGAAATCGGAATCGTTTAAAGGAATCACCGATAGGTTGCGCGAAAGTGCGGCGTTCGCAAAGGATATTTTCAGCGCATTAACAACCAAAGGAACGGCATCGGAATCATTTTCTTTGATTGGCGATTTGATTGTGGCGGCGTTTTATGACGGTTCAAAGATTGTCGGCAATGCGATTTTAAACGGCTTTAAATTAGGTGTTAAGGAGATCAAAGAATGGGCGTTTGGGACTCCTAAAAAACCCACGCAATTTCCGAAAGCAGACATATACGGAGAAATCAAAGACTTTGATTTTGCAGCACATCAACGTGCACGGGCGTTGCAAGATACGATTCCAGACACACCGCAAAAGGAACAGACTGAGGTTCAAAAGGTGTTGGCTAAAATGGCAGACCTTCGCAAGCGTCATTTAGAAGCTTTGCAAAAGCAAGTCGATTACGTAGAAGACGGCGCGGCGGATGAAGCGGAGCGGCTTCAAAACGAGCAAATACAAAACGACTTGCTTATCGCTTTGAAACAAAAGGAAGTTCAGGCCGCATACAACGCGCTTGCGATGGATAACCAGAAAGCGGCGGCACAGGCTAAGGTCTCGGCGGCAGAACAAGAGCTTGCCGACGCCGTGGAAAAAGAGCGTGCTGCGGCACAAGCGGCGGAAGAGGCGACGGCAAAGCGTAAAGAGATTCAGGGAATGAGCGTCAGGGACTGGATCAACAAACAGCAGGCCGTCAGAACGGCGGAGGATGAGGCCGATAAAGAACGTGTTGCGGACGCTAAACGGGCCTCTGCGTTAAGCCGTAAGCGTAAGGCTGGAACCAAACTTAGCAAGCGCGATGCCGAATGGCTAAATGACTTTGAAGGGAAGCCAAAGGCTGAAGCGGCGGCGAAAAAGGCTGAGCAAGACGCCATTCAAAAAGCCAATCAAGCCGCTATCAAGGCAGAGGAGGCACGTCAGCGCGTAGAGGATTTACAAAAGCGCACGGCGATTGCAGTTGAAGCGATGCAAAAGGACTTGGCCCGATCAATGAGGGTTGAATAAATGGGACTTATCACAGCATACGGCGCGAAAAACAAGGTGCAGCACCAGCTTTCATCGGAGCGCGAGGTGCGTACCCTCATCCGTTTGGCCACGTCGATAGGCTCCGGGTTGGCGATGCTCCCGTATTGGTACGTCGAGACCATAACGACTGAGCGGTTTTCGTATGTCGGCATGACTGCGCAGGCGGCGGCAACGTGCCAGGCCGCGATGGTGGCGGCGTGGACAAAAGCCAAGTACATCCCGCTGATCGACCAAGAGGGGAATATCACCACGGAGTTGAAACAGGTCGTTTGCGCCGACATCAAATCCAACCGCATGGCAGGCGGAATGTGGCGGGTCGATGTTGACGTGAACGAAACCGACATCACCATTGAGGCGTACACTCCTCCGGAGGCTTAACAAGCATGGGAGCAGTTTTCCAATTCAGGATGCGCAAAGGTAAAGCGGTCGGCGCACAGCCGGGCTTTGCCGACGCGTTTAACCGCGTCATGGACATTCTTGAAAACATGAAAGGCCTTGGAGGCGTCGAGATCCGCAAGAACGGCGTTGACTGGCGCGTCGTGGTAATGGACGACACGGCCACGCCGCCTGCTGCGCCGGAGATCCCGGACATCTCCGTCGCATCCCCCGCGGACGGCGGAACCGCGTCCGGCACGTTCGACGTGCTCACCGGGTTGGCCGTTGACGGCACCGACAAGCATCAGCTCAATCCGACCAAGAAGAGCGTCACGCTGCCAACCGTTTCCGGCTACACCGGAACCCTCACTGTTATTGTCGGATGGGAGACTGTTGCGGACGGAACGACTGACCGCATGAAACTGAAAACGCGGGAGTTCACGTTCGCGTCCGGGCTTCTCTCGTCCATCGGCGACGAGGTGTCCACGCAGTGGTTTGTCGCGACGCCGCACGTCGACGAGCATCCGGAAGGTCTGTGATATGGCGACTCTCGGAGCACATTTCGGCCTGGTGGTCAACGCGCAGGGCTCGGTCACCGGAGGCGGCAGTT